GTTGAAGGTGCTAAAATTGGTTCAACCCTGCGTATCCGTCTTCCAGACCGCGCACTTGTAACTGATGGCGCAGCCCTTCAGGTACAGGACGACAACGAGCAGTTCACAACTCTGACCGTTGCCAACCAGAAGCACATCGGCGTCAACTTCACGACTGCTGAATTGACCATGCAGTTGGACGACTTCGCAGAGCGTGTTCTCAAGCCACGTATCTCGCAGCTTGCTTCGAGCATCGACGCAGACGTTGCCAACGCTTACCAAACCATTGGTAACTCGGTCGGCACGCCCGGCACTACGCCAGCTACTTCGGCTGTTCTTCTTGCTGCACAGCAGAAGCTGAACGAAAACGCTGCCGTGATGTCGCCACGTTATGCCACTGTCAACCCAGCCGCAAACGCTGGCTTGGTCGAAGGCATGAAGGGCCTCTTCAACCCAACTGACACGATCAGCAAGCAGTTCAAGAACGGCATGATGGGTACTGGCGTACTTGGTTTCGACGAAATCAACATGTCGCAGTCCATCAAGCAGTTCACCACTGGTTCGCGTAACGCAACTGGCGGTTCGACTTCGGCTGCTGTAACGGCAGAAGGCGCAACCACCATTGCCATCACTGGCGCTGGTAACGGCCTCATCGTTAAGGCTGGTGACGTGTTCACTGTAGCTGACTGCTTTGCAGTTAACCCACAGACCCGTGAAAGCACTGGTTCGTTGTTCCAGTTCGTTGCGTTGGCTGATGTCACGCTCAACGGCTCTGGCGCAGGCAGCATCACTGTTGCTCCGATGTACTCGGCTGGTCACGCACTTGCCACTGTCAACATCCTGCCACAAAACAGCAAGGCTGTTGTGTTCGTTGGTGCGGCTTCTTCGCAATACGCGCAGAACCTCATCTACCACAAGGACGCCATCACCTTCGCAACCGCCGACCTTCTGCTCCCACAAGGCGTAGATATGGCTTCGCGTCAGGTACACAACGGCATCTCGCTTCGCGTTGTTCGTCAGTACGACATCAACAACGACCGTATGCCTTGCCGTATTGACGTTCTGTATGGTTACAGCACGATCCGTCCGCAAATGGCCGTACGGATGTGGGGCTAATTTAAACATGGCCCTCGGTTCGCCGGGGGCCAAACTTTTTAAAGGATTTTTATCATGGCTATTCTACCTAATGGCGCCGGCGGTTATCAAGTTGGCGACGGCAACCTCGGCGAAGTCACGCTGGGCGTATCCGCAATCCCTACTGCGTACACCGCGGGTGCTACACTGACGACTGCCAACTTGGCAGGCGGCATTGTTGTTTACACGTCAAGCAGCACGGCTGACCTCGCGCTTCCTGCTGTTAGCGTTGTTGACGCTGATGTCAGCAGCGCAAAAGTAAACTCGTCGTTCGATTTTGCTTTGGTTGCTACCAGCACTGGCGTTCCTACGCTCACGGCTGGCACTGGCTGGACGTTGGTTGGTTCAGGCGCAGGCGTTGCATCGCGCAGCGTATTGTTCCGTGCTGTTAAAACCAGCGCGACAACGTACAACCTGTACCGTATCGCTGGCTAATAGGTTTGCCCCGGCTACGGTCGGGGCATCCTTTTCAGGAGAAAACTAATGGCTAATACAAAATCTATCGGCGTCGCTTTCCTTGACCAAAACATCGACGGCGCCGATTTCGTTTATGTTGATAGCGAACTCGGCTACACCGCCGCAGCACAAGGTACGGTCACTCAGTTGACAGATAAGTCAACTGCCGTCACGCTGAACAGGTCTGCTGGTCAAATCACCATGAACAACGCACAGTTGAACGCAACAACCAACGTGACGTTCACACTGAACAACAGCACGATTGGCGCCAAAGACGTTACCATTTTGAACGTTGCTGCGGGTGCCACTGCTGGTGCATATAACTGCTGGATTTCCAGCAAGGCTACTGGGTCATGCACCATCACCGTTCGCAACATCAGCGGCAGTAACTTGAGCGAAGCAGTAGTGATTAACTTTGCGGTTATTCACTGCGCTTAACTAATTTGGGCGGCTTTCGAGCCGTCCATTTTTAAAGGTTTTTTATGGCTGTTATCTATCTTGTTCACGAAGTCCACGGCGCAAAAGTCGCTATTTCAGAAGAAGAAGCGATTTCTGATGAATATTTTGGCTGGGAACGCTATAATCCTGACGCGCCTGTAGAGGCGCCAGTAAACGAAATGCCGGCGCGCAACAGTCGCCGCCGCACAACGCAGGAAGACTAACCAATGGAAACGGCTGGGGACATCATTAACGGATCGCTTAGGCTTTTAGGCGTTCTGGCAGAAGGCGAAGTTCCATCGGCTGAGACATCGCAAGACGCTCTGCGCGCCATGAACCAGATGATTGATAGCTGGAACACAGAGCGCCTTTCCGTCTTCTCGACGCAAGACCAAGTGTTTATGTGGCCCGCAGGCCAGCTATTCCGCACGCTTGGCCCTAGCGGTAACTTCGTCGGCAACCGTCCAGTGTTGCTCGAAGACAGCACCTATTTCAAAGACCCCGGCACGGGCGTCAGCTACGGCATCAAATTCATCAACCAGCAGCAGTATAACGGCATCGCGGTCAAGTCGGTCACATCGACATACCCGCAAGTCATTTTCGTCAACATGACGTATCCTGACGTTGAGATGTACATCTATCCGCGCCCGACGCGCGAACTGGAATGGCATTTCATTTCGGTTGAAGAACTGACACAGCCTGCAACGCTGGCAACGCAACTGCATTTCCCGCCCGGCTATTTGCGTGCGTTCCGTTATAACTTGGCCTGCGAAATGGCGCCTGAGTTTGGTACGGAGCCTTCCGCACAAGTCCGCCGTCTGGCGATGTCGTCGAAGCGTAACATCAAGCGCATCAACAACCCTGATGACATCATGTCGATGCCATACAGCCTTGTAGCGACACGCCAGCGGTTCAACGTCTACGCCGGGAACTACTAATGAAGACGCCGATCCTTGGGTCGGCGTATGTCGCTAGAAGCGTCAACGCCGCTGACAACCGCATGGTTAACCTGTTTCCTGAGATTGTCCCTGAAGGCGGCAAGGAACCAGCGTTCCTTCAGCGCGCGCCCGGCCTTACGCGGCTGGCGACTATCGGCATTGGCCCGATCCGCGGCATGTGGACATACGGCAATTACGGTTATGTCGTGTCTGGCCCGACGCTGTTTCAGGTAGACACCAACTGGAACGCTGTCGCTAAAGGCACCGTAGGCGGCTCTGGCCCTGTCAGCATGGCTGACAACGGCACGCAGCTATTCATCGCCGCTAACCCGCTAGGCTATATCTACAACGCCAGCACTGATGTGTTCCAGCAGATTACCGACCCTGACTTCCCCGGCGCAGCTACGGTCGGCTACATCGACGGCTATTTTACGTTCAACGAACCCAACAGCCAAAAGATTTGGGTGACATCGCTGCTTGACGGCACCAGCGTTGACCCGCTGGAGTTTGCCAGCGCCGAAGGTAATCCCGACAATGTGGTCGCTATATTTGTTGACCACCGCGAAGTGTGGGTGTTCGGCACCAACTCGACCGAAGTCTGGTACGACGCAGGGCTGCTCGACTTCCCGCTGACGCGTATCCAAGGTGCGTTCAACGAACTAGGCTGCGCGGCGCCCTACAGCATCGCCAAGATGGACAACCAAGTCTATTGGCTAGGCAAGGACGCACGCGGCCAAGGGATTGTCTACAGGGCCGCTGGCTACATCGGTCAGCGCGTGTCTACGCACGCTATCGAATGGCAGATGCAAGAATATGCCGACATCTCGGACGCGACCGGCTACACGTATCAGCAGGACGGCCACAGCTTCTACGTCCTGAACTTCCCCACCGCCAACACCACATGGGTGTATGATGTCGCCACCGGCGCATGGCATGAGCGGGCGTCGTTCGCCAACGGCGAGTTTAACCGCCACCGCGCCAGCAGCCAGATGTTCTTCAACGCCACCACGGTTGTCGGCGATTACCAGAATGGCAAGATTTATTCGTTCGACCTGAACGTGTACGCTGACGATGGCGCACCGCAGAAATGGCTGCGGTCATGGCGCGCGCTGCCGACGGGCGCTAACAACCTCGCGCGTACTATCCAGCACTCCATGCAGCTTGACTGCGAGACAGGCGTGGGCCTGAACAACGGCCAAGGCAGCAATCCGCAAGCCATGCTGCGCTGGTCAGACGATGGCGGCCACACATGGTCCAGCGAACACTGGAAGTCGATGGGCCGGATTGGCCGGTCTGGCTATCGTACCATCTGGCGCCGTCTTGGCGCGACGATGAAAATACGTGACCGCGTCTACGAAGTGTCAGGTACCGATCCTGTACGGATTTACATCATGGGTGCTGAACTGCTACTCAGCGGAACGCGTGCCTAATGGCGTATTCGCCGATCAACCCTACACAGCTAACGCCGCCGCGTGTGGCCCTGCTCGACCCACGGTCAGGCGCGATTAGCC